AATACATGTCAGACTCGTGTGTATCTTGACACTCCTCGCCTTAGGGTCGGGAGAAATCCAAGAGAAGCACGCGGAACTTAGTTCCATGTCGAAACAGAGAGTCCTGGGGTCCCCTCAGTCAGGTAATCTTTAAGATTGACCTCTTCTCCTTTGTGATTGACAAATTTCGAATTTTCGTCAATTAACAAGCTGTTATCAATCGAACGTACAGCCGACTGATATTCAGTGAGCCTCAAAGTATCCGTGGAAATTGTAGATTTCTCTTGATAATAAAAGGTAAAAAGATCTTTGCACAGATGATAATATCTATCTTCCATCGATCTCGTATCGTAATTCACACCCTGATAACTCAATAATTGAGTCATCATATGTGGTTTACGAATCATAGACTCCAATTCGTTTAACGATTTGAACCCTTTCTTGGAAAGAATTCTCTTGGTGTCCCAAGTACGTTCTAGACCCAGTTCTTCTAGGATCTGTTCTGTACTTTTAGCACGAAGTTCTGATTGAGATTCATAAAATCTCATCCGGAACTCTTCTATCTTGTCGAGCTTTAAGCCCCTCGGGCTTGAAAGATGGAATAATCCACCTAAGATCGACCTAATTTTGAGCACTATGGAGTCTGGTTTTAAAACCATTCTTCTTAATGCCCAATTATAGATGGGCGGTAACCTTTGAAAAGTTATATCTTTAGGAGGCCTTTCTCCGAAATTAAGTCCTCCCACCTGCCCATGAAGAGATGCTATAGAATACATCGTAGTATAATGTCTAGATGGTATATAGCCTTTAAATCTATACCAGAAGCGATCAAGAACTATTCTTTTAAATTCTTGCGATTGATACTGGCATGATGTGGATAAGTCTCGAAGCTTACCTATTGCCGGGTTCCTTTCGTCTCTACTGTCTAATGCTTTAGAGAATGGACTCAGTAGTCTCACTTTGACTGAGTCTACAAAGATTCCCGAATTAGGGCTTTTGCCTGCTTCCTTAGGAGTCAGGTTAAGTTTCCTATTAACAAAATATAACATGTTCTCACAGAACATAACAAAAATCTTAGATTTTCTATGTTTGTATTTTGAAATGATTGCACCATATGAATGGTACATTTCAGTTATGAGGTTAAGATAATCAATCTTCCCTACGGCAAGATGATCATCGCCTCCCAAGAAGAAGAATCTATCTTTGAAAGTAGAGGTTTCAACAAGATTTTCGAGATCTTTCAAATTGAACCCATGGTATTTACAAAATGCCATTTCTTCTATTGCTAATGATATAAGGATCAATGCTGTCTTTGACAGTGGTTCCCCCATCATTATTCCTCTAACGATGTAGACTGTGTCTCCGTCTGAGGTGAAGCAAAATCTCTTCAATGGTATTGACAAAATGTCAGCCCATTGAGGGAAAATATCAGCAAGCCCTTTGAAGGCTGATTCAATCACCGAATGTGGTAAAGCATCGGTTGCTGAT